TCAACTATTGCTCCGATCAATCCAATAAAACCTATTATAAAAATTCCACAATCAGATGGTGATGGTGGTGGAGGTAGTCCTCCTCCAGGTGGTGGAATTACTGCGGGTATAAATTTTGATTATGGATATACAAGTCCAAGTGGCGAATTTAATTTAGACGACATTGGTGAAGGCACTGTTGCAGATGAAGATTATACTTTAGGTATGAGAGCGAGAGATGCATTGTCTGGTATACAACAAGTAGGCCAAGGTATCTATTCAGCTATATCACCGATTCAAATAGCAAAAAGAACTAAAGACGCTATCGATGATATGAGAGCAAAAAGAGCAGCAGAAATAATTGAACAAATAAGACGAGAAGAAGAAGCAAGATTACAAGCACAATTAAATAGACCTAGAGTTCCTGGAGGAACAATTGATTCTGGAAACCAAGGAAGTGGTGGTTATGGTGGAACAGGCGGAGAGGGACCAAGCGCAGTTGGATCTTCTGGTATGCTTGGTGGTGGAGTGTAATGGCCGACGAAACTTTATTCACAGATATACTTACGCGATTAAGACCGGGTTATAAAGTTGGTGGTAGAGTTGAGCCACGACAAGTATTTTATAAAGGACAATCAGTAGAAGAATTTTTACCGAGAATAAAAAAATTATGGAAAGAAGGAAAAGGAACAAAAGCAATTGCAAAAGAAATATTAGGTAGTGAAACTCAAAAAACTACAATTGCAAGTGCAATTGATGCTATGAAATCTGGAGAAGCTCCAGTTAAGATAACTAAAGAAGACATAGCAGCTAATACAAAAAATAAAAGGTTTCCAGGAATACCTGGTGAGAATGTAGACAAAGCAGGTTTAGAAAAAGCTGTAAAAGAGTTTGATGGAAAAACTAGACCAAACTTAAATGAGTTTGGTAGAAAGTTCGGTTATGCAGATTCTAATCCTGTTAGATTAGCAATTGAAAAATTTGGTAGAGAAGATATTTATGATTTGCCAGAACCTAAAACTAAAAGAGCAGTAGAGGTAGAAAGACAAGCTGATATAAATAAGAACACAATAACTGATAAACAGTTTAAAGCAGAATATAAAAAATTTAAACCTGTTATAACAGGGTCTGATACTGAATTTGCAAAATATTTAAATGATAAAGGATACACAGCAAAAGGAGGTAAACCTTTTACTAGTGATAGTGTGGGCACTAGAAGAGAAAGAGCAGGAATATCCAACAAAGGCACATATCTTAAGACAAGAGGAAAACTTATGGACGATAAGTTTATCTTAAACGAAGTAAAGAGAATGAGTTTAAATATTGACACCAGCAAAATGAATCCTGATGAAATTAGGGCGGCTGTTATAAAAGGCAGAGCTTTAGAAAGTGGAATGACTGATGCTCAAAAAGAAAAACTATATAAATTTAGAAAAAGAAAAGCAGCTATGATTGGAAAAAAAAGACAGTTTCCAATTAACATTGGAAAAAATGCAACTCCTAAAGATTTATTTTGGAGAGATTTAGTTGACAATGGTTTTAGACATCAAGCTCATTTACAAGGACGACCAGGTGCAACTTTACCTCAATCACATATAAAATTTTTAGATCCTAACCAAAAAAGACCAACCGATTTAAAAAGTAATTTTAAAATAAAACTTGTTGATACAAATGTTTTAGATAAATCAGGAAAACCAAAAATTATAACTTATGAAAACTTTCCAAAACATTTAGATAAAAATAAAAAACTTTATAGAATAGATTATGATACCGCAATCAAAGAGTATAACAAAAAAAGATTTATACAAAAAAACCAAGATCTTCGGGATGAGTTTAATAAAAAACTAAACAAATCATATGATCCAAAAAGTGTATCAAGCAGATCTGTTTTTTCTCCAATGCATATCCATCATACAGCAGGAAGAGGAAGAAATGCTTTTAATGTTCAATTTGCAATAGGTAGTGAAAATATGGCGGAATCTGCTTTAAGAAAAAGTTTCAATAGAAATTTTGAAAAAGCTAAAACATTAACTGGAAAANNAANTATATCTAAAGCTAAAGATGCTGTAAGAACATATTTAAAATCTGTTTCTCCCAATTTAGAAGTTAGATTAAAAAATACTCCTTACGGAACTAGAGAAACTTTAGTTGACATGACAAAAAGAGTTGCGCCAGAGTTAACTGAAAAGGTCATAGCAAGAGGAGGTAAATCATTGGGAGCAGTTGGAGATGTTGATACCATGAGAGCTACATTAGCTGGTTTTAAAAATCCTTTTGCAGGAGACTTTACCATCGATGCTTCAAGCACTCAACTTGGCACAGGAAGATTAGGTAAGACAGCAAGCTTTCTTAAAAATGTTGCAAAGGTTGGAGGCAAAGCTTTAGGTATAGCAGCAATACCTCTTGAAGTAGCTAATATGCTTAACATGAGAAAACAAGGTAAGACAACAGCTGAAATTTTAGGTTCACCTTTTTTCTTGTCAGGAAGAATTGGAGAAGCACAAGACCTTATGAAGATGACTCCTCTTGAAAGACAGGCTGTAAGTGAACAACAAATAGCTGGTGATGAGTCGATGTTGGATACAGATTTTTACACACCAAGACAAGAAGGCATAGAAGCTGTTGATATTGAAGCTGTACAAGAAAGAGTTAGAAAACAAAGAGAAGCTGAAGAACAACAAAGAGCTTTAGAGAGATCAAGAGGTTCAGGCTTTACATACCCAAATATGTACGGTATAAATTCAGTCAAAGGTGTAATTTAATAATAGGATAGAGATATGGTAGATAGTATAGATAAGTCATTGCCCAACACAGTTGAGGAAGTTAAAGATACAGAGTTTCAAGAAAAAGAAGTAGCTGTTCCCGGTTCAGAAGAAGTTATTACAACAGACACAAGTGAAGTTGTTATGGATGAAACTGGAGGAGCAGAAGTTACTTTTGATCCTACAACTAGTACAGACAGAAGCACAGATGGTCACTTTGCAAATTTAGCAGAAGACATGTCTGATGGTGAGTTAGAATCTTTAGGTTCAACTCTTTTTGATCAATACACAGAGTACAAAGAATCAAGAGCAGATTGGGAACAATCTTATAGAGAAGGTTTAGAATTATTAGGTTTCAAATACGAGAGAAGAACAGAACCCTTCAAAGGTGNGCGTCAGGTGTTAATCACCCTGTACTAGCTGAAGCGGTTACACAATTTCAAGCAACAGCTTACAAAGAATTATTACCAAGTGATGGTCCAGTTAGAACACAAATTTTAGGTGCTATCAATGTTGAAAAAGAAGAACAATCTAAACGTGTTAAAAATTTTATGAATTATCAACTTATGGATAAGATGAAAGAATANGAACCAGAGTTTGATCAAATGCTTTTCTATCTACCCCTGTCCGGTTCTACTTTTAAGAAAGTTTATTATGACGATCTTTTAGGTAGNGCCGTATCTAAATTTGTACCGGCAGAAGATTTAATTGTACCTTATTCAGCAACATCATTAGATGACACAGATGCTATTGTACATGTCATTAAAATTTCTGCTAANGAATTAAGAAAACAACAAGTTGCAGGTTTTTATAGAGANGTAGAATTAGGAGAACCTCCTGTAACATCAAATGAATTATCAGATAAAAAATTAGAACTAGAAGGTATTACAAAAGACGGTCAAGAAGATCANNATACACTTTTTGAAATGCANACTAATTTAGATNTAGAAGGTTATGAAGATGTTAATCAAGATGGGGAACCTACAGGAATTAAATTACCTTACATTGTAACGTTTGCAGAAAACAATCAAACTGTTTTATCAATTAGAAGAAACTATCAAGCAACAGATCCAATGAAAAAGAAAATAGATTATTTTGTGCAATTTAAATTTTTACCTGGAACTGGTTTTTATGGTTTTGGTTTAATTCACATGATTGGTGGTTTAACTAGAACTGCAACTGCAGCTTTAAGACAATTATTAGATGCAGGTACATTAGCTAACTTACCAGCTGGTTTTAAAACTAGAGGATTAAGAATTAGAGATGATGCACAACCATTACAACCTGGAGAGTTTAGAGATGTAGATGCACCTGGTGGAAACATCAGAGATCAGTTTATGCAATTACCATTTAAAGGACCGGATCAAACATTACTTTCATTAATGGGTATAGTTGTTCAAGCAGGCCAACGATTCGCGTCTATCGCAGACTCACAAGTAGGCGATATGAACCAACAAGCTGCCGTGGGTACAACGGTTGCATTATTAGAACGTGGTTCACGTGTAATGTCAGCGATTCACAAAAGATTATACGTTGGTCTAAAACAAGAATTTAAATTATTAGCAGAAGTTTTTAAAACTTATTTACCAGCTGTATATCCATACGATGTTGTTGGAGCTACAAGAAATATTAAAGTTCAAGACTTTGATGATAGAATAGATATTATTCCAGTAGCTGATCCAAACATATTTTCTCAAACACAAAGAATATCTATGGCTCAAACACAATTACAACTAGCTCAAACTAATCCACAAATACACGATCTATATCAAGCATACAGATCTATGTATGATGCAATCGGTGTTAAAAATATAAATGCAATTTTACCACCACCAGCACAACCAACTCCTATTGATCCTTCACTTGAAGAAATTGCTGCAATGGGTATGAAACCTTTTCAAGCTTTTCCAGGTCAAGATCACAAAGCACACATTGATTCACACTTAAATTTTATGCAATCTAATATGGTACAAAATTCACCATCTGTTATGGCTGCGTTACAGAAAAATATTCTAGAGAGAATTAGTTTAATGGCTCAAGAACAGATTCAATTAGAATTTTCTCAAGAATTAATGCAAGCACAACAAATGCAAATGATGTTACAACAAAATCCACAGAACCCACAGTTGATTGCGCAAGCTCAAGCACTAACAAATAAGATTAATGCAAGAAAAGCACAATTGATTGCTGAAATGACTAAAGAATATATGGATGAAGAACAAAAAATTATGGGTGAGTACAGTGGTGATCCATTAATTAAGTTAAAAGCAAGAGAAGTTGACTTAAGAGCTAAAGAAAATGAGAGAAAAGCTAAAGATGATCAAGAGAGAATTGATTTAGACACTGCAAAAGCACTTATGAACCAAGAAAATCAAGAAGATAAGCTTGTTCAAAATGAAAAACTAGCAAAATTAAGAGCAAGTGTGTCATTAGCTAAACAAGGTATGTCAGATAAGAGTAAAATTCACGATTTCGGTAGAAATTTTGGAAAAAAATAGATATAATTAATACAAGGAGATAAATATGAGTAAAGATTGGCAAAGAGGTTCAACATTCATGAACAAAGACGTTAAGATCGAAAAAGAACTTGGCGTTGGCAAAGATGGTTACCAAACAGGTGGTGTTACTATCGAAGCTACTGATCCATCAACATCACAAACAGTAGATGTTAAAGGAACAAGAAGAATGAGAGCTGATAAGAAACCAGTAAAAGCTACTTGGTACTAATATGTGGTTCTCGGCAATTAAATTAGCCGTTTCTGCGGGAAGTAAAATTTACGCAAACCGACAGAAGGCAAAAGTAGCAATGTCTGATGCACAATTGTTGCATGCAGAAAAACAAGCTCGTGGTGAAGAAGCTTACCAAGGTAAACTTTTAGAAGCGAGACAAAACGATTATAAAGACGAATTCGTGCTCGGAATATTGAGCGCACCTATTATTGTTCTGGCATGGGCAGTNATATCGGACGANCCAACTGCGATGGACAAAGTAAATACTTTCTTTGAACATTTTAGTAACCTGCCGAAATGGTTCACTAATTTATGGATACTTGTAGTTGCAAGTATTTTTGGTATAAAGGGAACTCAAATATTTAAAGGAGGAAAAAAATAATGGCAAATAGAAGATATAACACACAAGTTGCTCAACCAAGAGGAGCAGACAGAGTAAAAAGAGCTGGCGGCGGTATGGGCGGCAGATCGGGACCGATGATGTATTCACGTGGACAAGGTGTAAACATGAGATCTAAAAGAGTACCTACTGAACTTATGGACAGAGGCGCTATGAAAAAAGGCGGCAAAGTTGGTAAGAAGAAACAAGGTTACAAAGCTAGAAAAGACGAATCTATTGCTATGAGAATTAAGAAGAAAAGAACTGCTAAACAATTAAAAGCTAGCAGAGATGAATCTTACGGAAAATTCGGTAGCAAAGCTAAAAAATCTGGCAAAATAAACAAATAAGGAAAAAATAATGGCTAGAAAATATGGAATCCAATTAAGAGGATTAGGTAAAGCACTTAAGCCGAGAGGTCCAGGTGTTATAAGACCTAAACCAACAGACAGGTATGGTCAACAAATGAAACCAAAACCAATCAGACCTGGTAAAAAAGATGGTGGAAGTTTAAATAAAGCTATGGGAGGTCTAACATCTACAGAAAAATTTACTTCTGAACCAGCACGAAGAGGTTCTAAAAAAGGAAGCGGATCAAAAGAACTTCAAAAACTACCTACACCAAAAACTAAATCAATGCCTAGCGATGGAAAAAGAAGAAAAATGAAAAACGGTGGATTCCCAGATTTATCTGGTGATGGCAAAGTAACTAAAAAAGACATCCTGATGGGTAGAGGTGTAATTAAAAAAGGAAAAAAATAATGGCAAAACGTGGACTATACGCGAACATACACGCGAAGAAAAA